ACAGGTATACATGTGTAATATAACAAATGAAAGCTTTCTTTGAGGTTTATGTTACACATATATGCCTAAATCACCTTAGCTGTAACGGATATATTAAAGACCAAACTGTAAGTTTACTACCTTGAAGCCATAATACATTTTTTAGCAAGTTTAAGCGCTTCTTCCACAGTCTTTTCTCTTATTTGCTGTCTGTCTCCGCTAAAATGATACTCTTCTACAGTTACTCGCCCCTCTAAAAATACTCCTATATATACCAGTCCTACCGGTTTTTCCTCTGTTCCTCCGTCAGGACCTGCTATACCTGTTACTGAAATAGCAACATCCGTATCCGCTGCCAAGGCTGTACCTGCCGCCATTTCCTTTGCCGTTTGCTTACTTACCGCACCGTACTTTTTTAATGTTGATTTACCTACATCAAGTCTTTTTCTTTTTGACTTATTGGTATAGGTTACAAATCCCTCTTTGTAGACTTCTGATACTCCGGCTACATTGATTATCCTTCCGGCAAGCAGACCTCCTGTGCATGACTCGGAAGTAGATATACTTAAATCATACTTTTCCAAAAGCTCTTCGACATTATTATACCTTGTATCCTTAATATTTCCAAGTAGTCTATACCGCCCTTCAGGAACTTTTATTGTTTTATTTTCCGAGTTTTCAATAGCATACTTGCTTTTCCATTCTTTATAAGTCATATCACTTGGCACATAATAAGTTTTTCCGTTCTTATCTTTTGCAGCACGTTCTCCTTCTTCCTCGTCTTCAAAATATGGAGCAGTTGTCGTCCTGCAATTAACGTGAAATGGCGGAGCAGTTGTGCCAATCTCGTAATCTTTAAACTCGAATACTTTGCCATCAAGACTTTGACAAATATCCGAAGTTCTGCTGTCAAGAGTTGCAACAATTTCATAACGTTTAATATTCAAATCCTCATAAGTCTTAATTCTAGCTTTAGAAGCATAGGCCGCACTTTCAGTGTATACAAGCCTTGCTACATTGCTTCTGCTCGCATTCATCCGCTTAACAACTTTGTCTATTAAGGCGTCGAGTTTGTCCCCACGAATAAAAGCCTGCGTCATTTCAGTATGTAAAGTATTCAGAAGTTTTTCTTTATCTTCCCATATCCTGTCTGAAAAATGTTTTCCGTCTGAAGCCCAAGGGTTAGAAATCACAGTATTTACTAATTTATCATTCAACTTATACATATTTGAACCTATACCCATCCCTGTACCTTTGGCAATTTCAAAAAACGTATGATTGTATTGATCCTTGTACAGATTACCTAAATAATTTTCAAAGCCGCTACCATTGTCATTGTACAACTTTTCTATTTCAGCACGTACCTGAAACTTCATAGCTTCCAATCTCTCTATATGATACTTGGCACTTGCATTTTCAAGTTCTTTTACAAACTTCAAACTGTCTTCTCCTGAACCTTTTTTGATATACTCTTCCACAGTCCATTTGAACTCATCACGTTCCTTCTTGTTAAGCATTTCCTTTGCATTTGCCAATGTTACATCGTTATTTTTAGCAATCCTGTTGTACCAGATTTCAATATCCTGATTTATCCTAGTGATTGCCTTGTCGTATTCAGTCTGCTGTTTCTTTATCTCTTTTACGGACATTTTATTAACACGTTTTTCTTCTTCTACAAATCTATCTTTCCAATAATCATTCATTTACATCACCATTGTGATTATGCACAACGTTCCTAAAATTTCCATAATCAGTCTGTTCCTGCATCTGCTGTTCTGATTTTTCTTTCTTAATTCTTGTAAGCTCTTCCTGAACATCAGTTACCCAAGGGTGCTGAGCAACAAGTGTTTCCTCTGAAATTATTCCTACTGAATTTCTAATATCCGAAATCGCTTGGCTTTCATTCACAAGTATATCTCTATTTAACACAACCTCCACTTTTTCCTTTATGAAGTCGCCCTGTCCAGTATTCTTCAAATGATTTGCCACAAACCATATCATTTCTTCAAAACTTGCCTGAAACTCAGTTTCAAAGTCATTTGCTTCCAAGTCTATATCTGAATACATCGAACGTATATTAAGCTGATTTGGGTTATTCCCAAGCGTATCAGCTTTGCTGTCGAATCCGCCACCATTTTCAATTATGGTCTTTTTTAGCAGCTTCACAATGCTTTCATAGTTGCTGGCGTTCACTTCAACTTGTAAACTTGATACATCTCCATCCTCTCTTACTTTAATAGCTCCAAATGTGGAAAGATTTTTTCTGAACTCGCCCAAGTTTTCACCGTCATAATTTTTAATGATTAAAATCGTATTTCTACTGTCTTCCTGCATATTATTCATGAAATCACTTATAAGCATGTTTAAAGCGTCCTGTAACGATTTTACTCTTTTAAGCAGGGGTTGGTTCCAGCTCATCCGCTTTGAAGCATATGAGAGGTATTTTTTGCCAGTTGTAAGGCTTGTCATCAACACTCAGGTATGCCTTCTTCTCAACTGCTGTAAGTTTTGTATTGTTCGTTTTGTAATACTCAACTCCAGACTTCCTGTAAATTTCAACGTAATTTTCAGTATTGTATGTTCCATTTTTATAAAGCTCTCGACTATAAACTCTTATTGCATAGTCAAGTTCTTCATGTTCATTATCAAGCCACACAGGAATAACTTCAACTGAATTTAGCCTCTTAAATTTTAAATTTCCCATTTCATCCACATACAAAAATAACCACCCAAGTCCATTGTTATAGACGTCAGTGGTTACTCTTTTCAATGTTTTAAGAAAATTTTTATCAAACAGTTCATTCAATTTATTATCGTAATTCTGATTCTCACTTTTAATACTTGGAGTTTTAGAAATTATGTAATTCACTTTCTGCTTAACCAGTTTTTTATACTGGTTATCAACAATTCTATTATTTGGCAAGTTATGAACTACTGTTAATTTCCCATCTTCCCCGATTGCCGTTCTCTGTCTTGAAAGGATATCATGCTTTCCACGATAATAGTTGTTTCCGTCTTTCATCTCTTTGTATTTCTGGCTTGCAAAATGCCACATTATGATACTCTCAACTTCGCTAAGATTGATATTCTGTTCTCCCATCTTATCTTTTCTCCTAAACAATTTCTTAATAAATTCAAACATTCCTTACTCCTTAATCAAAAGAAAATATAGGGCCTTTTGAGTAGCTTTCCAAAGCGTATCTCATTGCGTCCATTAAATGGTTAAAATCGTCCACAGGCTTATTGATTGGGTTGTCAAACTTATCTTTGTCCCACATGTAGTTTGATATTTCGGTTATGAAATTCACACATCTAGGGTGAATGATAATTTTATAATCCTGAATATATTGAACACCATTGTTGATACTATCCCTACCTTTTCTTGACTTTCTTACGCCTTTCAATCCCAAATCATAAAGCTCGTCAATCGACTTAGGCTCTTGACTATCTGCCACAATCTTTTCTTTTCCATAGCCTTTTCTGATAATCTCTTCAGCAATTTGACGGTTTTTCATTGCATTTTTGTAAATCTCATCAAACACATAAATTTCTTTATTCGCTACATCAATCAGCCCGCAGAAAAACGCTGATGGGTCATTAGTATAACCAAAGTCTAGTCCAAAAGCTGATTTTACACCTTTACGTTTTGAAATCTCATTGACATCAAATTCTTTTTCTTCCCAGTTCTCATAAACAAGCCCTTCTACTATACTCCAATTCAATTATGTTACGAATAAACCGTTTCCGTTTACTCTCTATATATTTCTATACAGTTCAGACTATATCTTCACTTTTTTAAGTGCACATCGTTTCGAGTTCACTTGAACCCTACTCTACTTACTAAAAAAAGACCTACAATTAGTAAGTCTTTTCTTGCTTTCGATAGTCGTTCGGCATTTATTTGTATTTTAAAATATATCCACAACATTTATATTCTTTTAATGGTTGATTCTTATTTTTTCTAGCACAATTTGTTACAGCAGAAATATTTACATTCAATTTTCTAGTCATTTCCCCTGCACTTATAGTTTCAATAATTTCTTTTGTTATTGGATTAAAACCAATAACTGATTTTATATTACTAGGATAATAATTTCTTTTTGTTTTAACTAACCCCATTTTATAAGCATGTTTTTGATTTTCACAATAAGTATTCCATTCCAAATTTTCTAAATTGTTGTTCAATGGATTTCCGTCAATATGATTTACAGTAGGTTTATTTAAAGGATTATCTATAAAAGCTAAGGCAACTAATCTATGAACAGCTCTTAAATAAGCCTTATTATTTTTCCAAAGTTGAACAGATAATCTAGGTAAATGAGTATCTTTTTGAATTGTTGTGGTTTGAAAAAGTATTTTTCCTTTTAACATCTTTTTTACACCATTTTTACAAACTATTTCTCTATCTGAACTTTTAACTCTACCTTTACTACTAACAAAATATCCTGAAAAATCTTTTATTTCTTTCCATATTTCCATATTTTATCACCCCTATATATAAGTATACAACTTTCAATATAGGTTGTCAAACTTAAAATACAAAATTTAGCACGGGATTGTCTTTTCAGATGTTCCCCGTTTAGATGTGTTTATACTGAGCCATTGTATTAACCCAGTCCTGCTACCTGATACCGCCTTGGATTATTCTTTTTCATGTCTTCAAACAGTTTTTTATCAGACTCATCTAACCACTCATTACACATATAATTAGTCGTTTTTGCCATTATATTTTCGTCTTCAACATCAAAAAATCTTTTTTTGAGCCAGTGCCGTTCGTTCCAGGGGTTAAACGTGAGTGTAATCTGCTTATATAAAGGCTCTTCAACAGTACCTCTTATACTTTCGTCAAGCATATTAAAATCCTGCTCCTTGTTTATCTCATAGGCTTCCTCAATCCACGCCCAGCACAGATGTCCTGTCTCAACTGTTATTGAAGTAACTTTAAGCGGATCATCCAATCCTCTAAATAGTATTTTTTGCCCTGTAGGAATATAAATTATTTCCAATGGACTTTCTTTAACTGACCAGTAATCCTGTACCCCTAATATATTTATAGCCCATTTCAAGTCTGTAAAGCAGCTGTCCTTTAACGTTCTATAAACTTTTCTTATCACAAGTAAATTCGCCCCAGGATATTTCATCATTGAATAAATAAAAAATAACGCCGTTGTCTTGCTCTTTTTGCTCCCACGACTGCCTTTACATACTCTGTATCTTCCTTTGAAGTTCCAAAAATCTCTGTATCCTTTTCCAACCAGTTCTGGCAGATTCACTTTTCTACTCTTCAAGTTCGCTCTCACCTACAATCATAACAGGCACAACTCCTTCAACTTCAACTTTATCTGTAAACAGTCTATATCGTTTACCAAGTAGTTCCGCTGCTTTTAACCTGTCTTTTAAATCTACATTTTTAATTATTTTTTCTGTTGCTGATTTTCCAAATCCTCCCACTACAACTTCTTCAGTTACTTCTCCTCTTAGAGTTGCTGTTAAGAACTCCAGTATTTCTTCAGCTTTAGCTATTCTATTATTTGTATGTTCTTCCATTATTCTTT